CAGCCACACGGAACTTCACTGAGTAGTCACCGTCAGAGTTGAACTGTGTGTCAGGTGTAAAGATATGAGGCCAGTAGGCCAATCCTTTGCTAGTACGTAAGGTTGCCATAATTATTCTGTCTCCTTATGGTTAACCATGGTTAAGTCAATACCCGCTTCGATAAGTCGGGCTGTTAAATCCACTGGGACTGCGAGGTCACGGCGAATTAGAATCTTGTAAAGTACAAGAAGAGCTTCGGTATGTTTTTCCATAACTATAATGTCCATAAATGTGCAAGCATTACACTTTGGTAAGACTAAGCAAAAAAGTATTTAGACTCCTTCACGAGAGAAAGGTCTAAGCTACCTTTTTGCGGTGGTGTAGGTACTTCATCTACGACTTCAAGAGCGAAGCCTTTGAACTGTTCAAGGACATCATTCTGCTCGTACATACGAACAAAAGAAGCCCGTGTCTGCTCGTACAATTTAGGTACAAGTGAGGCGTGTACACCATAACTATCGTGTACCATGGCAAAGTCAGTAATCCCTACATCCACACAGTTGTTAATAGTGAACGTCATAGCCGCGCTATCCAGCGAGTGGATAAAGTTAGGGCTTGCTCCGTTGACTGCGCGGCGGCGGTCTGACTTCATGTAGTTTTGCTCACGAACCTGTGGCTTGATAAGGCTATTATCAATGTGGGTTGTGATGCGTCTGCTTCGTGTCTCTGGATACATCTGATGCACCAGAAACCCTGTTGGTGTCTCCCAGATAACTGGAAGGTTCTCTGCCGATACAATACTGGATATCTCTTGTAGCCAATCCATAACTGTACGGGCGGCGGTAATCACCTTTGAGATACAAGCCCACACAATGTCAGCAAGATAGTGACTAGGTTCAAACAGGTCATGTCCCCAAGGCGATAAAGTCCCTTCTTCAATACGGTCAGTAATGTAATCCTCAATATACTGACGGGTACTGTATATCTTACCGCCGTATGGGACTACCATCACAGGCCGCTTGGTACACTTTCTAGTGACACCGAACTCAAGCCACTCACGAGCCATGGCATCATGCGACTTACGACTCTCCAGAACCTGATTAACCTCATCAGCTACATCCTGATAAATGTCACGAGGTATCTCACACGGTACAAGGTTGGTTGACTCACCACCCTTCATGTCGAGATTAATGGCACTCAGGTGTTGTAGCCCGTTGTTAGACCCATCAAGGCTCACTGGTAAATGTGAGATACGACCAACAGCCGCTTTTCTCCACTCAAAGCAAAACGCAAGAAACATCCATGGGTCACTGGCCTTTGTCCACCACGTATTCTCATAGGGGTCTTCCGCACAGGCTTCGATAGCATCGGTATTCTTACTTACCCAATAAGCGCGGTCATCAAACGATACCTTGTCTTCACCGAAACAGTTAGCACCATGAACACCCAGCCAGTATATACCCTCTGAGGTCAGCGGTACGCCGTTGGCAAAAGTAAGTAACGCTTTGGCATAGTCTGGCCCTTGTGGACTAAGAAAGCTACTGACAACGTACTTACGTCCTCTGAAGTCGTTCTGCCAGACAAAGTAGAACTCATCAAAGTCCTTGAACTTGTCTGCCATAGACATGGTACGAACAAGCTGTAGACGTTTGCTATTTAGCCTAGAGTTGGACTGATGCACCCTTGCGGCGGCGTGTTTCCATTCTTTGAACATAACCCGTTCAGCCTCAGTCATCTCTGACTTAGGTTTATCAGGGAACTGCGTGGGCGGTAGAGGCAGAGGGCCACGCTGTGGTAAACCGCCCCAGCTATCGCCAGACTCCCACACTGTCTTCATCACTTCTAGTATAGGCTTGTTGACCGCCCACTTGGTCTTTTGTAGAGCGTTGATAGCCCTATACTCCTCTGGCATCTCGTGATGCTCCATCTCCTCAAGGTAACGGCGGTTCACCGTCTTGATGAGTGGTAGAGGACGAATGTGTCTTGTGTGATACCCACCGTCAGTAGGAGAAGTCCAATCACGCGGTGGTACAACGCACGGCATATAGCGAGGCGCAAGTATCTCACCACGAGCATTAATTCTATCAATCCACTCCATAGTCTTTTCGGTGGGCGTAAGATATAACACTCGCTTGGTGCGACCAAACGTGTGGGTAGTTAACTCCACAAGACCTGTGGACTGAATGATAAGGTCAACCAGTTTACAGCCGAGGTGCATCTTCTCTTGCTTGCTCCACGGCTCGTGGTCAATCAGGGCTTTCTTGTTCATCGTGTGGATGATGGCGTAGCGGCGGAAGTACCGATTGCTGGTACGCTTGTTGACATCCTTTTGGATACGTCTGAACCAGTGTGGTTCTTGCTCTTCAAACATGGAGAACTTGAACTGGTCTTCTAGCATACCAGCTATACCCATAGCACACTTGGTTAGCGTTTGGTTTTTGGACACAGAGTCTATAACACTCTTCAGCGACAGGTAGGCGGCAACTTCGGGGTCAAGAAGGGACAGTAGATGCCCAGCAGACGATAGCCTACCAGCCTTGCCTGTAAAGGCATCGTCAAGAAACTCCTCAATACACTTGGTAACAGAGTCCACTGACTTCTTCATTGCGAGTATACCATACAGAGTCGTTGACTCGTTGGTTTGCTCAATAGCTTTACTGACCTCAGACCTGTAGTAATCAATACCCTTGGTCTGCATATCAGCTTCTAACTTTCTCTGAATTTCTAAGAGATGTTGGTTCATCGTTACTCCTATAGGTAACTAGAGTTGACCCAGCGAGGGCTATAATGTCCATTAATTGTCACCACCGTCACAGGAGTTTGTGACAATGGAAAACGAGTCTTACGTTAGTGTAAGACCCGCTCTCATTTATAAGATATGTAGGAGTATTTGATACAGGCTATACGTTTGAGGCAGATATACCAATGTGTATATTAGTTACACACGATTTTAAGTCTGTTCTCATTGGTACGAGCGGGGGGACTCGAACCCCCACGCCATTGAAAAGGCTCAGAATTTTAAGTCCTGTGTGTCTACCAATTCCACCACGCTCGCTCCGTTTGTGCCAGTATTGTCACACTGGTTGTCACAAATTACTCCGTAGATAAATTATCTAATACACTTATGGCATTCACCATATTTGTATCATTTATTTTAGCATATCTCATTGTTATTTGTATAGTTTTATGGCCCATCAGTTTCTGTACCACCTGTATTGGTACGTTCCTCTGAACAAGTCTTGATGCAAACGTATGACGTAGTGTGTGCCATACAACATCATTACCCAGACCACAGTGATGCTTTACTCTCTCAAAGGCAGAACGAATGAACTCCTTCTGTGGGAACATGAAGGGGTCACCTGTTCTATTCTCAAGCACGGCTCTAGCTCTTTTTGTGAGC